ACTGGTCGTTGCCATTTTCCTATGTTAAAACTTCCAGGAATAATTCTCCAAGAATTATCAATATGATTAAATGGAGGAAATACTTCTACATAAACGTCAATGTCTGCTACAAAAACAAATGAGTTACTTAATGCAACAATAGGATAGCCAGTGTCTAAATTAAAATCTTGGCCATGCAGCCTTACAAAGCTCTGCGAATGTTCATAGGATAAATTACTGCTTAATATTTTATTTGTTTTATCCCAAGATAATTCTATATCTACCATATTCCTAATTACATAGAATTGACGAATAAATTTACTAAATGCTGGGCATTGATGAAATCTGCTATCAGATCCACGCCAGGTGTCTAGCTGCTCGGGTTCAAAATGTGCGTGATCTATCCAACCATAAAAATTTAACCCAGAGTACATTGTGCTTGGGTTTTTTTCAATCCAAGGACAGTAGCCGACTTTAACTTCCATAATAGCTAGACCAAAAACCCATAGGACACATTGCATACCTCATTCTAACATTAGCTATAAAAGTTGATCCATTGACCTTACAGGTTCCTGTCTCTTTATCGGCAGCATAACATTTATTACATTTGTCAAGTCTTTCTTCATAAATGTTAAAAGGAACCATTAGTATGCGTTCATTCATATGTTTTAATTTTGGTTTATGCTCCATGTAAATTCCTTTTTAAGTTGTCGATTATAAATTCTAAATTTGCGACCTGATTCCTTAAATAATTAACTTCGCTATTAGCTGGCTCAGCTTTGGAGATATCAGGATACTTACTGTCAGTATCTAAATAATTACCACCATAAACAACATTATAAGACAACACAATTCGATCACTATTTGAAAGATTTTCTTCAGTTTTGTGTCTAATCCATCCAGGAAACAAAACTAAGTTACCAGTTTCTATATTAATCACTGTTTCTATTTTATCTTCAATTACAGTAGAAAATGGAATATGTGTAAGCCCATATTCCATTGGATTTGTTAATACTAATCCTCCTGATCCTGGATCTGCCTGTACATAGAAAGTAGCTACTATTGGCATCAAACTATGAGAATGTTGCAGTGTTATACTATTTCTCTTGTGTATATTAGCCCAGCATTGATTGATAGTAGGATATAGCCTATCATCAATACCTAAAATTTTCCAATAAATTTGTATATGTTTCTTTATTTCATTAGTAAGTTCTGTTAAGGGCTCTGAATTATGTAGCTGATTATTAGTAGAGTAGGTGCTTACTCCACCATTTTTTTCTAATGGAGATAAACGATAGCTAGAGCGCTCAAATTCATCTTTTAAAAAATCTTTAATAAGCTCTAGATTAAAGCCCTCTAGCTTAACCTTGTATATCGGTAAGCTGAACAAGTCCAGGATCATTATTTAAATACCAACGTTTACTAACAAATGTTTTAAAAGAAATATATTGTCTTAATTTTTTACAATCTCTAGATGGACCTAATCCTCTATGCGGAATGTCACTATCAAAAACAATGCAGGTATTAGGCATAGGATAATAAGTTGCTATTACATTTCCATTTTCATCGAAAAATTGAAATTCACCTCCCCATTCCGGGCTCCATTCTTTGTTAGGAAAAAAGCATAAGGTCATAAATCCATCACCCATATCATTCCATATAAAGTCTTTATCGGTATGTATTCCGCCATCTAGCCCAAAAGTTTTACCACCTGCAATAGCACTATAAAGCTTAAACTGATAACTTGCAGTAGAAGGGGCAAGTTTATTTAAATTCGATAAAATCTCATAAAAAGCTACATCGCCTACCATATTATTAAGTGTTAAATCAGCTTGCCAAAAAACTGTTGAATCTTCGTCCCACGCATCAGGATTTGTTACTCGACCAAATTGCCAAATAGGTTTTTCTAATAATGAGCAAACATTGGAAAAAGTGTCTGGCCTTAAAACGTCGCTAAGGTAAAAAATTTCTTTTGGATTCATTCGGTATCCTTTATAGGTTTGTTATTTATTGACTTATAGCGCCCTGCTTTAAAATCCGAGTAGGACCACTCAGGAAAATTGCAAGCTTCTGATTCAGTATTAGATAAAAGATGATCGCTTTGATCATATTTTAAGTGGGAGTATTCGCCATTCTTTTTTACAAAGTGAAAAAATGTTTGATGCTGAAAATCTTGCCCAATCATTTTATGTCTATAATGAACTAACTTTGTTCCTTCATAAATTAAAGCATCCCCTATATCTAGTGTTACAGGTACAGGGTTTCCGGACGGATCGTCTACCCAAATAGGCCATATATATTGGTCGTAATCTAAGGTAATTGTGAGGCTTACTTCGGCTCCAGGTCTGTCAATGTGCGGCAATAAAAAATCATTTTCTTGATATATCCTTGCATAGGTGTAAACTGGATATAATTCTAATTCGGTTATTTCTTCTAACTTTTTTAACGAAGCAGCCATTTCGTCGTTAAAGATTCCATAAAACGCCGGACTTAAAGTACATTGAGAATCTGGCGGCCGATAGATCTCTTTTTGTAATAGCTCCTCTAATCGTCTAGCCATTTTATAGCACTGGTCTTTATCGAGAAAATTTCTTTCTATTTTGTACAATTTAAGCATTATATTAACCTTATATTAAACGACAAACTTATTCTAATCGACTCAGTCGAGTTATATAAAACAGCGTGTTCTAAAAAACTTGGAAAAATTATCAGCTTTCCCTTTTCTGGTTTATAAATGATTTTGTGATCGATTCTAGAAGTAATAGGATGAAATTTATTGACTAAGGATGGATTAGAAAAAACTAAATCTCCGTCGTTTCCGTTAGTTTGATAGTAATAAACTCCAGACAAGGCATATCCATCATGAATATGATAATTTTGATATCCAAATTTATCAGACAAATTTATCCAAGATTCTATAATTTTCGGACTTCCATTAACTCCTAAATTGTTTAAAAATACGTTAACATTCTCGATAATCTTTGATGTAAGGACAGGAAAATTATCTAAAGAGTTATTAGCAGGGCCGTAAAAGAAATTTGTTTTTACTGTATCGTCCCAAGGATTAGTTAGAGAATTCTTGTCTAAGGTTTTTAGATAATGCTCAAATTCAAGATCGATTTCTATTATATTTTCTAAAATAGTAAAATAAATCGGTGTTGGAAAAAAGTATTCAGTAGGCATTATTCAACAGCAATATTAAAAGGTATGCTAATTTTTGGCTCAGAAGATTTATGGCTATCATATCCGTGATAAACATAAGACCTAAACATAATTAGGTTGCCTGGAGTACAAAAGTAACGAGCCATTTTAAAATTATTCTCATTGTCCATGTAAGGAGGTAAGGGTTCATAAGCATCCATATATGGAGAGCTAAAATTTATCGTAGCATTAGATGGGGATGTTACATAATATACTCCGCTTATGTAACTCTTGCCGGTTGTTCCGTGTTGGTGTAATGCGTGATAATCGTTCGCCTCTATAAGATTGACCCACATATTCGTAAATCTTAAATTAGCATAAGTTATGCCAGGGAACCCTAAAAGAGTAAGAAATGAGATAGCTTGATCTTCTATAATATTTTTTAAGAAGCTAAAACGATCATCGGTATCCAAATGCCCATAGCTATCGTGCCAAAACGAGCTTTTTAAATGACTTTCAACAAAAGGATTTTTATCAATATTTTTATCAAGATCATTTAAAATTGCCCAACAGCTACTTTTAATATCTTCTATTTTATCAACACAATTACTTTTTGTTATCCAGATAGAAGTTGGAAACCAATGATCTATCATCTAAATCGAGGTCCTTGCGCCCAAGACACTAAACTTTTCCTTAATCCTTTTGTTACAGGTGTTACTTCATGAATTACATAACTAGGAAATACTATGATTGTTCCTTTTTCTTTTGGAGCAATCTGCGGAGTTCGTAACCCTGTCCTATAAAAAATTAAATCACCGCCTTCATATTCAGATGGGTCAGATAGTTGTACAGAAATGCTTAATTTTCTAAACAAGTTAAATTTGTATCCATCGTCACTATGAGCAGTATAAAATCCGTTAGTGTTTTCAGAATACTCTGTATATTGTAAATCCTCTAGCTCAACTAGATCATATCTAAAGAATTTATTATTAAGCTCAAGTAACAGTTCGGCCATTTTATTAAAAAGATTACCAGTTTCATTATTAGGCTCGATCCAAGCAACATAACATTCACGTATGCCCGATGTATTACCGTCATTTTCTACAAGACCTGCTCCTTTTCTAATTGACTTTGAAGCAAAATCTTCTATTTCTTTTATTTCTTTATCAGTAAAACAATCAACTCCATAAGCAAAAGCTTCATTGGTGTAATTAAAGTCTTTTAAAAACCAGCTCATAAGTTTTTCGCTTCTTCTAATTTTACTGAAAGCATTTCTCTTATTTTTCTTAATGTGTCTCTTATCTCATTTACTTGAAATGGAAGTCTATTATTAGGATTAATGTTGCTATGATAATGGTCCATTTCTCTTACTGTAGTGATTAAAGACTTAAGAATAACATTTAATTCTTCTTTTATTTTTTCATCTTTTACACTGTTAATACGCTGTTGGAATGTATTATACTCGGCCTGGAAAGTAGGACTTTTTTCTATACTTAACATTGTTAGCTCACAAAATATCAATTATATCTATAATGGTTTGAACCTTAGTTTGAAAAATCTTATTCTTTAGGCTAAGATCCAATGCCTTATGAAGAGGTTTAGGTAAACTATTTAAATCAAACCATCCCCATCCTGTATGTTCTTGGCTTATCTTAGGAATAAACTCTTCTTGAACTACACAAAAATATGTAGAAAATTTGAAAAAATTATCATTAGATACAAATTTTTCTAAAGGTATAATTTTAATTATATCAGGAATAAAGGATAATTCCTCTTCAATTTCTCTAGATAACCCCTGCCAAGCAGTTTCATCAGTTTTATGGGTTCCACCAACTAACCCCCAGGTTCCTTTATGCTTTCCATCTGATTTTTGTAATAAAATTACTCGGCGTGTATTTTTAGCGCAGATTAATGCACCAGAACAATCAATGTCTTTAGAGTTGGATTCTCCATTGCCCTCTATCATATTCGCCTTCAAAACTTTTTGTCCAGGAAACTCCGTCCCACTTATATTGAGTTCCTGTATAATAGTTAGTTTGATAAACAATAGAGTCAGTTCTAACCTGAGCGTTGAAAATTACTTGCCAAGCAGTTCCAGACCAAGTAATAATATCATTAGCATATGCAATGGTATCTTCTCCCGAGTTGCTTTTCCAAGCATCAGGGCCGTCTTCATTAAAATTTAAAATATAAGTTACAGTACTGTTTTTTGGTATAGAAGAACTAGTTTTAATATGACACTTTCCAGAAACATTGTCTAAAGTATGTGTGGTTAGTGTTCCGTTTACAAATAATTTTGATGAGTTGATTATATCAAAATCTTCACCTGTATTAATAACCTTTGATGTTCTAGGAGCAATAAAAGTTTCACGCACCCCACCTCCTAAATTTTCAACTAATAGATACCTAATTCCTGTTACTATAGTTTGATCTGTATGTTCACCAGCAGGTCTTTTAGGATTAAATGTTTGAGGATTTACAATAGCATCAAATGTTCCTCGACCTGTAGTATTGTCATAGCCAGTATCTATATTTTCAATATTTCCGTTATTATCAATATAATTATTGCTATGAAAAGTGTCTGGATCCCATATAACACTTAATAATCCTGGATCTATCGGATTTAATGCCAAAGTTCCAACAACAATAGTTTCATCTTTTTGTATCAGGAAAATTTTACTAAGGCCTGATCTAAATTCGCCTGGAATTTGTTCTAATAAAACATTCCAAGGTAGGTTATCCTTTTCGCCCTTGGCTTTACTAAACATTCTTATGCCATCTGGGCCTACTAATATTTCAAAGTTACCTATTGTAGTAGTAGTTGTAAATTCATAATTAGTTAACCCTGGAGTATAAGCTTCAGAGTCAGTTCCTAACCCATCTACATAGTCGCCGATGCCTGGGGTAATACTAGAATATACATTGTTTATAATACTTGTTACTACACCTAGTTTCTTAACTTTTGCTGGCGGGCTCAACCAAGTAGGGGTTTTTAGAGTTATTGAAGCTATATCAATCGAGCTATTAGTACCTACCGGTACAGCACGCGAGCTAAAATTTACATCTTCTAGCTCAACAACGCTTAAGCTAGTCCAATCTATATAATTATCTGTAGTTTGTATTTCAAGACTAGGATTAAAAAGAACTAAAATTTGTTCAAAAATTTGTAATTTTTGCTCAGTATTTGATGACCATATATCAACTTTAACTGTAAGGTCAAAAGGAGTTGGCATTAGACGTTCTACTGTAAACTGCTTTCCTTGTTCGCTAGTATAAAATTGATTTCCTCCACTATCAGTTTCAATTGCTCGTTCACGCAAATGCATTTTACTAACAAAAGTTGGCTCTTGGATTCTGCTACGGTTAAGTTCGTATTCAGTGATATAAACTGCTATACGGGGAACACTAGGAATAGAATTTTCACTATTTTGGTTTATAATATGAGCCACCTGTCTGTCAGGATCTCCATACATAACAGGAACTCGAACTAGAGTTCCATCACCATATCGCACTACAAAATTACTTAACAAACGAACAATTTGAGTTACGTACCTTCTTATTTGACCGTCATAAAAAAATTGCATTATAGATCTGCCTTAGGTTTAAGTGCTTTGCTAATTGGTTGACGCTCATCGACCATATCTCCACCCATATCAGTTACCACAGTATTATTAATAAAGCTAGTCTTTAAGGTACTTCTTGTATCAGTATTAGTTAAAGTATGTCTAATATTATCTTCTCGCTTGACCCAACGCTTGCCTGAATATCTAAAAAGCCTATTAGGACGATAATCAGTTCTCAAGAAATAATCTCCTTCTACAGCACCCTGAGGAAAGCTAGTTCCAAAACCAAATTGAACACCGTTATCAGGGACACCATCACCCATTAGGTAGCCTGTATAACCAGTCCTTAATGGACGCTCCATAATACGACTAGCATCCATAGACATCGAGCTAACGTCTATATCTGTTTCATCTGCTGTCTTAAGTGCAGGGTTTCCTTCTTCATCCACGGCTAATGTATATAATTGCCTAGATTCATACCCACTCTTAGGAGTATTTGCTTCTGCCTCAGCAATAATGGCGTCATTAATCTCTAATGCTTTATTTTGAGTGCTTACTGTTTGTTGTACTGTAGTTCCTGTATATAATGCATAATAGCTACTTTCAGGTGGCTCTTGTCCTGTAACATTAGCTAAAACTGTATATAGATTACCCTCGTGTCGAATTATTTGCCCTGCTGTGTATGTTGTACTCGAATTGTAATCTCCTACATAATTTGCATCTTTATCTGTAGGTGTTTTAAGTACATCTGCAAATTGCTGACTATCTGTAATTTTCTTTAATTTTAATCTGTATAAATGAGGATACCAAGTACGGCTAAATCCTTCGCTAGCCCTGCCCACATCCTCAATAACATAAAATCTAGGCAAGCTAGTATCAAAGTCATTTAGTGCAAATTCGTCTCTAAGATGCGGTAATTCAACAACGTCTCCGCTTAAAGGCTTACGTCCAATTAGCTTTATTGTGTCATTTATATGTACAGTTAAAGTTAAAGTGTCATTATCTAACCATAACCCAAACTGACTGAGGTTAAAATCTATATCTGCTACGTTATAAATTCCTCGCAAAATATATATGTTAGCATCATACTTTCTATCTCTATTTTCAAGAAATAAAAGGTCTTGTATATTTGTTACACTTTGGTTAGCATAATGTGGGCGTTCTGGAGTAGCTTCTCCTTCAGCTGTATTAAGAGGACCTATATACTTGTGAAAATAAAGGTCAGTTCCGCCGACTTGAAACATTTCGCTGATGTTTCTATCGAGGAATTTGTAATCATTGCCCTTTTCTGGGCGGTAAAGTGATAAACGTGGCATAGTCATATATTTATGGTAAATATTAGTGGAGAATAGTATGAACGACAATCCGCAGGAAGAACGACAAAAAGTCTATGATTATTGCCGCACTATGTTAGGTGACGGTATGATAGATGTTGAGTTAGACCCAATACATTACGAAACTGCCCTTAATCGAACTTTAAACAAGTATAGACAACGTAGTAGTCACAGCGTAGAAGAAAGTTATTGTTTTTTATCTCTTAAAAAAGATACTAATGACTATAAATTAGGCGATGAAATTATAAATGTACAAAGTGTTTTTCGTAGAACTTTGGGAAGTAGAACTGGCGGCGGCACTGGCACAAACTTTGAACCGTTTAATTTAGCTTATACAAATACTTACCTTCTTAATAGCACTATGTTAGGTGGTATATCAACTTATTATATGTTTGCTAGCTATCAAGAAACTATAGGTAAAATTTTCGGATCATTTATTGAATTTCAATGGATAAATCATAGCAGAACTTTGCGTATTTTACAACGTCCTTTTACTGAAGGAGAAGTTATAATGTTAAGAGTTCAAAATTTTAAACCAGATTTTGTAATACTAAATGACTTATATGCAAAGCAATGGATTTTAGACTATACATTAGCTAACTGTAAAATAATACTAGGCGAAGCACGTAGTAAATTTGCAAATATTGCTGGACCACAAGGTGGCGGCCAACTTAACGGTGGTGACTTAAAAACACAAGGAACAGCTGAAATAGAAAAACTAGAAAAAGAATTATTCGATTTAATTCCGGGCGGCACTGGATACACTTTTGTTATAGGTTAACTATGA